TGTACTACCAGCTTCGGGATAAATGCCCTACGGGTAACGTAGGTCAACTCAGTAAATTGAGTGGAACCCGAAGCCGGAAGAATGCCGCCACCAATAGGCATAATCTATCTCCGATCTAAAATCATCCCCTACTTTAATTACAACCCTAATGGTTTAGGATTGCGCCGTAACTCAGATAATGCTTTTGCTGCCTCATTACGCGCACCTTGAATTGGATTCTTCCAGTACGCTGACAAGTCAAACTTGCCAATCGCAGAAGGATTATATCCAGTTGGTGTTGGTGCAGCAGATTGATTCATGTATTTCCAGTAATCAGCAGCAACTTCGTGGTTAGTAATGCCTTTTTCTAGCATCATTTTCTCCACTTCTTCAACCTGTTCGTCATTCTCAACCAAACCTTTTTCTTTCAGCCTACTGCGACGCTTGTTCAATTCCTCCATTGCATCTCTTTGCTGGAGTCTTGCTTCAAGGTGAGCAACTCGATCATTTGCTTTCTGAACAGCGTAATTGGTTGAATCTTCAATTTCGAGTTCAGGAATCGGCATATCCGGTTTGGCTTCTTTCGTTAGACGCAAGAAAGCTTTGCGGGTTTTTGGATTCTCAGCAAGTTGACGAGCCAAAAGAGCCAGTTCATCACGGGCTTCATAGCTTAAATCTTCAAGTGACATTTGTTATCCCCTCAAGTAAACAATAAAAAAGCGCATTAGATAACGCGCTTACCGCCGGGCTTTTCAACCGTCATGCGATTTTTAGTTCCTGTTGCAGCGGCATTTTTCAATCCACCCATTTGCGAAAAACGAGGCACATTGATAATTTGACCATTCTGCTGTGTGTTATCAGTTGGGTTTCGAGGTGCAGCAGCACCACGGGGTTTAAAAAGATCCAAAATATTCTCCTTAAAATTACATCATTCCGGGAACTGCTGGCGCAGCAGCCATTGCTTTGCCTTCAGGTGTGGCTCCCCCTGCTTGCGGCAAGGTTTGCAACATTTGCAAAATTTCAGATTTTTTAAGTTCTTCCATACCATCAGAGCTTTTGCCTGTTAGTTCGGATAATACTTTAATTGCTGAAATAACTTTTTTGCCTTCTGCTGAATCAACGCCGATAGCTGGTAGTGCGCGTTTAATTAAATCCATTGCCAGCCCAAGATTAACCATCGCTCCCTCTTTAGAACCCATTTTCTGTTCTGGAGTGGACATGGGTGCTGCCATTGGGGATGAGGATTCTTCGGTTTCGACTTCTTCCGCTTCGCCTTCTCCCATTTCTGGAGCTTCAGGAGCTTCTTTGCTTTTTGCTCCCCCATGAGGCGCATGATTTCTTCAGATGAGACAGCCATAATAACTCCGTATGAAATTTGGCAATAGAAATAAACAAATTAGAAAGCTTTGTCAAGCTTTATTATCTTTTCATGCGCCCATAAGAGCCTCTATTTGGGCTTCGCTCTTGATATGTGCCTAAACGCTGAACGCGATATTCCAAGTTTGGGCCTCGCTCCTCTTGTTTTAATTGACCGGAAGTAACTCTAGGCTGATCCGCTTTTGATGTGGTATCTACGCCAGTTGGGTTCATGCTACCTCCTGTAAACTTGGTGGTGAACTAGGTTTCGGCTGTTGTTGCTGCTGCTGTTGTTGCTGTTGCAACATAGCCATTTCTTCCTGTTTTGCTTTGTTTGTTGCTAGTTTTTCTTTCAACAATTGCTTCATTGGTGGTTCTAGCAAGTCTAGCAGACCTTCTTGGTCAATAGCACCAGCCTGATGCAGACTAAACGCTAAACTTCTCAAGTCTTCAGTAAAGATTGGGCTATTGCTATGAGCATCGACTTTTACAATATAGTCATCAGTAAATTGTTCAGGAATAAAATCATTGCCATCATCGTCTTTAAGCATGATGGGCTGATATTTCTGGATGCACTTTAAGTATAGCGTTGCTACTTTCTCAAGAGCGTCTTCAATAATCAATGCGCGTTTCTTTGCTCTGGAGCTACCAAGTCTTGAGAGCGATTCTGCATGAGACTTGGAGCGAACTCCTGCTTCACCGCGACCAGCCAACACGGGAGTAATACCGCTTGCTTCTGCAAACATTGAGTCCACTTCTCTGATGACTTCAAAGAGATCGTTTGGAATGTTTGGCGCAAGACGTTCGACCTTTGCACTTGGCATATCACTAGCAAGCAGACCGCCAGCGCGATTAAGGGCAAAGTTCTTCTCATCCAAAATACCGTTAAAGCCCATCAATGCAGTAGGAGGCGATACTTGCTTAGAAAGCAAATCAAGAATCTCACTCATGCGCTTGTTGCGTAGCTCTTGCAAGAATACCAATCGTTGAACTTCACTCTGACCCCAATAATAATCGTACTGAGGATTAGGGCAGAACTGCACAAAAGGCAGCTCACCTTTCAGGAACATTTTTTCGCCCGGACGGTCATAAATAATAACGTCTGGATCAGCAATAGTGACGCACTGGTAGTCACCAATCTCGTCATTAAATGCCCATAGTTCGTGCATCTCAACGGTGTCTTCAGCAACCCTAGCTTTGTAGCGATTCATGCCAGACAAGTCTAGGTTGACGTTACCCATCATTGTTGGATCAGATTGATTCATGATGATCCGGTCAATACCTTCGGGAACATCGCTAGTCTGTTCGTGGAATGACGTAGTTACGCGCTTTAAAATACTGTCGCGTTTAGGGTGTGCGTACAGTCTGGAATACAGGTCAGACTTTGTGATGTAGTACGTATGGACTAAAGCTTCTTGTCTGTCTGTGTATGGCGTGTCTTCGCGCAGCACACCAATTGCGCCCGGATCAACCATGTAAGGATTTAAGCTTCCACCGGGGCCAATGATTAACTTGGTATAGGAGGTGTTGTAGCACAGCGACCAAAGCAAAGCGTTAGAGCAAACTTGATCTGTATTTGAGCGCAGCCAATCATCATTAAGAAGCCTTTGCATGGAGCGAATTTTTCTTTGTTCGCCAGCTTGCACAGCAGCACCTAAATCAATTGAAAAGCGTGTTGTCTCAGCAGAATATAAAAAGCTACTAAGCTGATCTATATGCGGATAAATTTTATTAAAGATTGCTGGCGCATCTTCTGGCGCAGAACCAAAAAGAAAGTAAGAGCGCAGCGCAGCGTAATCGGCTTTGCGTTCTTCTCTGGAAATTAAGCACTTTCCTATGAGATCAAGATAGAACTGTTCTCTTTGTAGAGGCTCTGACGGAATTCTCATTTTTTATCCAATGATAAATTGTCTTGGTCTTGCATATAACTCGCAGGACGGGGCGGTGTCAAGTTTCCAACTTGGCTTGGCATCATACCAACTTGCTCTCCAGCTACGGAAGGAAACATATTTCCTTTCAACAAGTTGTTCATCTGAAGTTTACCACCAGCGCCACCCCATATAGCAGCGTCTCCTGCGCGTGGTTCGCGTGGAGGTTCAGGCACACCCTTCGGGTTTGGCTTGTTATTGCGCGAATAATACCCTGCCTGACTGTCACCTTCCCTTGCAGACTTAATATTTGTCATGTTGAAGTCGAGTGCAAGCTGGTTTAGCGTCTTGTCGTTGTGTCTTGTGGTGTCTGACTTGGTTCCTACGGGCTGCAAGAACACCATTTGGACGTTTTCAGTGCATCCATCCGGGCAAACAGGCTCCCAAGCCTCAAAAAACCCATGTAAATCGCATTTATAATCGTGCATAACGCTCATATCTATCTCCCCTTAATTTGCTCATCTAAACGATAATCTGAGTAATCTAACCTGTTTTTTAGCCCTAATTTGAGCTTAATGCCACCATTTTCTACCTGCAAACCGTACCCACGGACAATAACGGGCTTTGGTTTCTTTCTCCATTCGATCCATTTCTGCCCAAACCTAATCATTACGGCTACTTCTCCGTTTTTCCATGCTAAATACGCCTTGGAAACCCGTCTTTGCACCAATTCCGTCATGTGAGTCCGGTCGTAGAAGAACATATCGTCCATTCTGGACTTATCTACCCCTGATAATTCATAAAACAGACGCATAGGTATTCCACGCTTCTTGTCTGCGCGAAATCGCTTCATGATTTGCTTTAATTCCTCTTTAGGAATGATGTAATTGTCATCACTGTCCATAAACTCCTATCCTTTTCAGGTAGTCGGATACTGTTCTTCCTACAACAATCTGTTCTGGCGTACTGTCTTCTTGCGTTCTGCTGACATTCCTTGTGATTTTCTGTGCAATCAAGCGAGGCTGAAGCTGTTCAGCAAAGGCAGCGCAAGCCAAAGCAGTTGCCATCACCCGATCATCCTTATTCCTACCAGATGCCAGAATAGAGCCGCCATCACGCACAATGGTTTTCATCTCATCTATCAGTTCTGTAGAGACAATCGTCATCATCCCGCGCTCAAAGTAGTCTTTCATGTAAGAAAGCATCCGTTCTTTGCTGGCAGAGGTAGTCAACCAGCCGATAGAATTAGACAAGCCACCCATCGTGTCGTTACGCCGCCAGATGTAGTTGCTCATCGAACCCAATACGTCCATCAGTTGATGTCCGGTTTTGCCACCCAAGGCTGCTGCCTGACGCTTTAAGTTACGTAGCTCGTTAATAACTGCCTGACCGGGGCCATTTACTTCCAAGTTTAGCGTTGAGTTTTTGTATGCGCCAGCTAGGTGGGCAATCACCCACGCAAACTGGTAGGTATTCATCTCTGGTGTAGCAAACTCTGCAACTTGCTCCATACCGTCAGCATAGCAACGGAACACTTGTATGCAAAAGCGATCAGCCCAATCAGAACTGCCATAAGCAGGATCAGCACCAATGACATAAAAAGCTGTATCAATGGGTTCCTCCCAAACCTTTAGGGTTGCCATTCTGTCGGTAGATTTTAAAACTTCTGTGTCGATAAAATTAGCGCCCATGCTGTAGCGGTAATCATCACACTTAATCTGCTTAGCGATCTTCATCGCGTCCGTACAACGGGCGTTAGAAAAGAAGCTAGTTCCCGTCATGATGAAGGCATAGTCTTCAGTAGGCGGGAACTCCTGATACATCAACGCATCGTCTTTAATACCTTCGTATAGTTTCCAACGCCACCAAGCAATCTGCCTCGAGTTAATCTCTACGTTGTAGAGCTTCTTAATATCTTTCGTCCATTCCTTTTCTTCAGGCGTTAGCTTCCCATCCCAATACACTTTGTAAAGATTGGATTCACCCGGAACGGTGTAGAGTTGATTACGCCACCAGCCACAGAAGATAGCGTGTTGAGAACGGGCACGTTTAGCAGTGGTGTACATATCGTGGAACATATTAAATCCACGCGCTGTGGACTCAAAGATATACAGACGCTTCTCGTTGGTTTCAGCAAGCGAGGCCAGCAAGGATGCTAAGCCTTCTTCATCGCCCCACGAAGACGTTTCTGTTCCGTGAAGGAATGTGATGCCCTTGCCACGACCAAGACTTCCTTTCGCTCTAAGCCCTGCGACTTGATAAAAGATTCGACTTCTGTTTTTGAGCGCAAGCGAGTTTCTATTGTGTGAGAGTATGGGTATCTTGTACTCTTTTGGTAAACCATCCATATAGGCCGAGAGTGTTCCTTTGAACATATCGCGGTTTTCTTCAGTATCTGTGACCAGTGTTCCATTAAGTCCATTGTTTATGTAGTGCCAGTAAAGGTCTAGGGCCAAAGAAATAGTCGTAATGCCGAGTTGTCGGCCTTTCAAGATAACGAAGAAGTGGATGTTATCTTTCAAGCCATTCGCTATTTCTTCCATCACGTAGGTTTGCGTACCTAATAAATTATCTAGGTTTCGCAAGCCTTGCTCTTTTGTCTCAATCTTTAGTTGAGCGCAAAACTTGTAGAACTGATTTAAATTAAATTTCATATCAGTTAATCATTTGGTAGTCGTAGTATTTGAACAAATCGTAAGCTAATCTTTCCATCGGGATAGTGTCTGTCTGCTCACTGGTTAGATGCCATATCATTTTGTTCCCACCAAGCAGCGTTCTAAATCTACTGTGATGACCAAAAATCTTATGCAGCTTGCCATCATGGATTCCTTGGCATAGATGCTCAAAAGAAAATAGCTGTGCTTCTTCATCCGGCGCAAACTTGATACCCACATTTCTAGCTTTCTTCTCATGAATGCAGTGAGCTGAATATCCTCATTGTTTAGCATGGGGTTCTCATGGTCTGTAGGCATGATTCCCAAGTCTGTCAGCGCATTCATAAAGCGTTTGCTTCTCAGACTAAAGCCACCGTTTTGTACAACGATAGCGTTATCTAATCCTAGCCACTGGTAGTTAGTAATCAACACGTTGTTTACCAATGCAGCATGGGTTAGACCACCAATATAGTCATACTCCAGCCATTGATCTCGCCAGTTGTCAGCGTTTAGCGCCCACCCATCATGCTGAACGATTAAGGCATAGTCTGTATCTATGAACTTACCTAGTGAGTACAT